GAGAGATAGGTTGCAACCACTCGCTCAGTACGAAAGCCTCGGTGTTTCCTGCTTTGACTTGGCATCGATTAGGTTATGCCTTGCCAGCAGAATTGATAGTGCCACAATCAGCACAAGTCCATTCATGTTTTAGATAGCGTTGACGAATTTGTATACGATTAGGAAACTTGTTGCAAAGCTGACATATCAGCTGATAGCCAAGCTCTTCAATCAAAGCTGCATTTTCCCTAAAGTTGGCTTCTTGCTCCTCATTAGGAAATGTCTCCCAGTCTCCGTCTTGATTAAGGAATTGTAAATGTCCCATTGTTAAGACTCCTTTATGACTTCTAATAGATTATCAACTGACAATAAATAACCACGGCTTCTATTTGGTTCTATGTTGCATTCGACTCTTTTACCGTGTTTAGCCATGGCCTTAACAAGCACATTTATTTCAACCATGAGCACGCTTGATTTCAACACAAAAGCCCAGTAGCTTGCCTTTGTTGTGCAGATTCCAGAATCTTGCCAAGATTCAGTACCCCGATACCAACATTGCATTTCAAGGTATAGGTTGCCTGTTTGATGCCATTTGCGGTCACGTTTAACTTCTACCGTTTTGCCAGAGGTTAATAACTCGTTAACTAGCTTTTCACCTTCTAGGCCGTATGCGTAGTCAAGGTCAAAGTCTGAACGGTTCATGAAGCTCTCTTACCCCAAGTGCCATCAGACTTAATTTCATACCAGATTGGGTCACAAGGTACTTCGCCCCCTGGCATATCTCTTGATGCTTGATTAGGGCAGCGCCAATGTCCCCAAGGCTTATTGCCCGCCTTGCTCACGCCAGTCTTCCATATTCGAGCCCCATGAATGCAGCTCTCGTCTGGCATTGTGCCCCCAAGTGTTGATTTGACCATCTCTACTGCTGACTCCATAGTCTGAGGTGCTGGGCTTTCCCATGTTGTCCAAGGGTCTGACTCCTTTGCTACTGGCACATATTGTTGAGCTGTCTCGGCCATCTTAACCTTTGTGTCTTGAATTACTTTGTCTTTAGCCAATACCTTATTTACTTTAGCAGCTTCCTCACGACTGATAGACTTTTTCTCAGTCCCAATGTCGGCGTTCTTGGCGGCAATTCCGATAGCGGACGTTTCGCAGTTTTCAAGGGCAAAATCGCGATTGACCCCTCGTTCAGCTGTGATTTCTCTGGCATACCCTGTCGAGAACGGATACTCGTCTTGGTCGTCTCTATACAATTCGGCTTTGAATACGACTCGATTAGCGTCCTCATGAATAAGGAAGGTGAGTATGCGTCCCATGGGAAACATTTGTCTAAATGATTTGATTCGCTCAGCAACGGTTGTGTACTCCTCTAGGTTAAACATATAGTTCATTCTCCTCTGTATGTAATTGACCAGCTATCGCAACGTACGCTGTGAGGTCGATGTAAGTGTCTGTCTTAGCAGTTTCCATGCTTCTTGCGATTTTGACCAATGCCATACACATTGCCACCTGATAGTCTGTAATTGGCATTTCGAGGTATGAGCTCCAGAGTGCGGCTGTTCGCTGCATATTGTCGCTAGGGTGACCGTAATCAAGTCCTCGGTCTTGGATAGTAGCTCGCGCTTCGTTGAGGTAGTCTCTAGCATTCATCGACCCACCTGCTGAAGCTGCTTTTCGTAGTACTTGCGTACTGCCTTACGTCCTGCAACATATCCGTTAGCATAGCCAGAGCGATTGCCTAGCCAGAATGCAAAGCAGATAAGTGTGAAAACAATAATCTGTCCTATTGTCATTTTGAGCCCTTCTGTACTCCGTATTTCGTGTACGGCAGAAGTATTACATCAGATGATGGCGACAATACCCGCGTTTAGATAACGAAACGATAACGATTTCATCGATGTTTTCGTCTCCGAAGTCAGGCCTAGCGAAGCCTTCCATATACCTTGCCTTGAACGATAAACGTGCCATTCTTCTCAATATGGATAATGTCGACTTGGACGTTGTTTCCTTTGACATACATGATTGCAAATGCCTGCTGCCAATTAGCCGTTCCCTTGGTATATGAGGCCTGTCTAAAGTCCATGAGATTACCTACCTCAACTCCATGCAGAACACGCCCCAAACGGCCTCCAGAGGCTTCTGTGAAGGCGCTACGGCCTGCTCTATGGGTATGTCCGGAGATTACGTTCTTTCCATGCCTACGAGCTGCTTCAAGGGCTGATAGACCTCCTAGGTTCTTAATAGGCGTGTGGTCTCCATGGACTGCAATCCAGTTAGGCGCAATGTTCATAGGGTTCTTGTGGAAAGTGATGCCAAGCTCATCAAAGCGCATGAACTTCTCAAAACGTAACTCAGGCAAAGAAAGGAATGATGGAATCTTCTTCATGATTATGTTGTACAAGCGGTCTGTGTGGTTAGACCTAATGCAGTCTGTAACGCCTAAGTCCCAGAGAAGGTTGACGCATCTGTCTCGGTCATCGCCAAGGCTCTGCTCATAAGCTTGTGGCGTGCCTTCAGACCATTTGCTTATAGTCTGGAAGTCAATCTCGTCGCCAATGGTGACTGTCTGGTCTGGCTTAAAGGTTTTGAGGAATCGTGCTATGTTGCTTACAACGTGTACATCTTCGAAGGGAACTTGTAAATCTGATAAGACTACAATTTTCTTCATGGTTTAATCCTCGTCGTCGTCCTCGTAGGGAAGGTTATCTATGCGGTTAGGCAAGTTAGGGATAATCCAGTCGGGAAATGACTCACGGTCTCCTAGAATCCAGAACGCATGAGTCTCAGTAAAGCCAGCCTTGCGCAAAGATTTGTAATACTCGTTCAAGGCAATGCAGTAAGCATCGAGAGCTGAGTAAGTATCTAGGTCGATAACTGGTCGTTTTCTCGCCATGGTTTTATTATCGGTCTAGAAGTATGTTGTAAATCTCATCGACACGCGAGTTGAGTCGCTTAATTTCACCCAGCAAATGAGTAATGACATACCCAGCCAAGCCGCCTAGTACGCCTAAGCTTGCAAAGTAAAGGGTGAAGAAGTCGTTCTGGCTCATTTTTTAGGAGTTGCGTAACCAAATACGCCAGCAACTAGAGAACCAAGGATTGAACGGTAGTCTAGCGAGAAGTTTGAGGTTGTACCCCAGACTGCTAGGAATGCGCCAATGCTCATTACATAAGGGTTTTTAGGATTCATGCTGCTCCACCTATCATCGGGATATTAAAGAACGAACTGTCGTTATCGCCAGCCTTGGTAAAGCTGACATGGCAATGATGATTGTGCTTATTAATCCCATCGTAAGGACGCCAAGCCCAAGATTTTTTAGACGATGCGATTCTTCCGTTAAAGATAATGTAAGAGATTCTCTTATCGCCAGATTTACCGCAAAGTCGAATCTGGTCTGCAAGGTCAGGCATGAGGTCTGGCTTTGCCTTTCCAGATAAATCCCTGTCAATATCAATTGCCCGCACGATACCCGCTGCATCAGGATTGTGGTCAGAAGGACGTGCTTGATGACGAGTGTCTCCAAGCCAGCCGTCTGAGGTTCTATCTCTATCTGGGTAGTTATCATCGACCTGAAGCCTTAACTGTTGCCCAGCTTTGCATAACTTTGGAGTCATGCCAATAAGAGTTTAGCTTCATCGGCTGTGATGCCGAGCTTGACTAGGAGTGCAGCCTTAGCGGTTGCGTCAGCGGCAGCCTTAGCATCTTCTTCAGCCTTCTTCTCAGCTGCTAGTTCTGCTGCGTAGGTCATCTCTACGACCTCAGCGTCTGTGAGTTCAATGATTGACTCTACGCCTGTCTCGCAATTGATTTCGATTCGTGTTGGATTAGGCATTTTTTACTCCATATAGGTAGGCGGTTGAGTATTGAACGAACTTGTTACTGCCAGTTGATGCGAGCGTGATTCTGTTGATTGCAGCAGTATTAGACCAAAGACCAGCAAATAACACTGCGTTAGCCCCAGTAGCATTATTTTCTTCGACAGAATCAAATGAGACAGATTTATTTGTGCTTCCTGCATAGTTTGGAACGTACAGCTCATTATTGCTAAAGGTGTTGGCAGTCGCAGTTAATGCATCTACCGCATTGTAAAAGTTGATTGAAGTTTGAGTTGCCTCGGAATATGAAGAGGCAGCAGTGCCAGTGCCGCGGAAGCGAAGCATTGAATACTGGGCAGATGCTGAGCCATTAAAGGTGACGTAAATATGTTCGCTATCTGTGGCGGCATCTGAACGTGCTGAAATCTTAACGACTAAATCAGTATAAGTTGATGGAATACTTGTAAAGTCAAAGCTAGCCGCGCCTAATAATCCGACTGTGCTTGATGCGATAAGTTCAAAGGTATTTGCCATTATGCCGCCACTATTCCGTAAAGGGTGAAGGTAGAGCCTGTCTTAAATGTGTCTGAATCGCTGATAATTGTAAATGAACTAATTGCTGCGGTATTGCGCCAAAGACCAACGCTGGCAGACACCCATTTTCCCACTGCACTGCCGCGCATTAGCAAGGTTTTATATGTAGTTGTATTTGCGTAATTCTGAAAATTAGCAATAGCAACTGTTGGCTGTGTTGGATTAGCAGAATCACAAAAAGCAAAAAACATTTTTGCGGCTGTATCTCGACCAGAAGTTGCAGTTGACCCATCTCCGCGCATAAACGTGTAAGAATAATTAGAAGCAGTATCGCCATTTAGATTATAAATACGAGCTGCATCTCCACCTAATATGCTACATACAAGAACTAAATCTGTATATGTTGAAGGAATGGAAGCAAATGAAACAGTTCCTATTGCACTGCCTAGTGTTGTAGTCGCTATCGGCGTATAAGTTGCTCCTGCTGCCATGGTCTATCCCTTAATTCCGTATAGGGCAAATGATGAATACTGTAACCAACTGCCGATGGCAAAGATTTTAATTTCATTAACCGCAGCCGTATTACGCCAAAGTCCAGAATTTAATTCAATCCAGCCGCTACCGTTTCTATCGTCACCAGTAAGTGAGCGAGTAACGGTGTATTTATTGGTATTTGTATAATCTAAAATATCAAGAACAGCCACGCCAAAAATACTTGCTGTGGCATTATTTCCTGGCATGCCGTAACTTTCAATCTTTGTGTCTGTTGTAGTTGTTGCAAGTGCAGAGCCAGCAGTTGCGCCTGTTCCATAAAGAATATGTGCGTTGTAATTGCCCGCCGTGTCACCGTTAAGTTGAATATAAAGTCCATCTTCCACATTAGCTCTGTTAGTTCTTCCCATAGCTCTCACCTGAAGGTGCTTGAACGTGCTGGGAATTGAACTGAAAGTGAAACTAGCCGTAGTTGTGGTCGCTGTATAAGTGGCAATAGACTCGTAAGACGTGCCACCGCTTGCGGCAGCGCCCGTGCTAAATAGCCCAGCTGTAATTGCGCCAATCATTAAGCGATGCCACCCACGATAGTCCAGCTATTAGCAGCGAGACGTATGGCAACGCAAGTCTTGTATTGCGCAAGGGTTGGTGCGGCTGGGACTGTGCCAGCAGAAACGATGGTTACTCCTGAACCTGCTGCAAAGGTCATAAGACCTGCACCTGAGTTAAGGAAGGTGATTGCGCTGCCGACAGCTGCTGAGGTAAGGGTTGAGTCTGGAGCAATAGTGACTACCTTGGTTGCAGCGTTAGTAGTCTGCACAAGGGACTGATAAAGGTCAGCGTTGGCTACAGTGTAGGTCACGCCTGACTGTGCGTTCAACGTAAAGGTCACTAGACCGTTAAAGGCTGCTGCCGTTAAGACGTCGCCTGTTGCTGCTGGGAATCCTGTTGCCATCTTGCTCCTAGTAACTCATTGTTGAGACTCCGATTATACCGTAAGTGCTGCTGCCAATGATGAAACCATCAGCAATAGGTTCTAGGGTAGTTATCGTCGCCGTCATCTTGTTGGGTGAAATATCCCAGCCTATGCCTTGGCATTGGAGGGTCTTAACTATCGTTGAGCCTGAATCGGTCACG